CCGATGCCTTGCGGGTGTAGGATTTGAAGTTCATCACGAGACTCTCTCCGTTAGCCGGGGCGACTGCCGCCCCGTTGAAACACATTATACGCCTTTCTTGCATCACGTAAACCCCTGCAAGTCGTTGATTTTACATGATCGCCCGTAAGTCGTTGATTTGCAAGGATTCGTAAGTGGCTGATTTTAGACGGGTTCCTGCGCTTACATTGGCTTATATCGCCTTATTTCAGGCGGCGATGCGCCCTACCCGCTTGAACGAAAGCCCCTAAATACAGGGAATCTCGGAGACCCTCATGGCAGCGAACACACAGCCGCGCTACACAGATTTTACTACGGCGTTCGCCGCGCATCCGGTGTCGGGCGATCTCGCTCGCATCACGGACTTCGACGCCATCACGCGCAGCGTCCGTAACCTAATCATGACGGACAAGTATGAGCGCCTTCTCGATCCGAAGATCGGAAGCAACATCCGCGCGATGTTGTTCGAACCGATGGACGGAACAACCGCCGCTTCGTTGACCTCCTACATCCAGGAGACGATTCGCAACTACGAACCGCGCGCGAACCTTATGCAAGTGCAGGTTGTGCCTGACTACGACAACAACCAGTACTCTGTAACCATCATCTTCGGCGTCACGTTCTCTGAACAGACCGCTCAAATTGACCTCTTCTTGGAGCGTATTCGCTAATGGCTGGTTTCCTTTCTACTACTGAACTGGACTTCTTCACCTACCGTGACAATCTGAAGACGTTCTTGCAGCAGCAGGATCGTTTCAAGGACTACGACTTCGATGGTCCGAACATGGCGGTGCTGCTTGACGTCCTGGCGTACAACACCTACAACAAGGGCATGTACCTGAACCTCGTCGGAAGCGAGATGTTCTTCGACTCGTCACAGCTGCGTCAGTCGATCGTCTCTCACGCGAAGGAACTCAACTACACCCCGCGCTCGCGCGTGTCGGCAGTTGCCTACGTTGACATCGCTGTCGCTGGCAACAACATGCCATCCGTGATGACGATCCCGAAGAACTACCCTGTCACCGGTCGCGCGGTTGACGGTCAGACGTTCACATTCCTAACTCAGGAAGCGATCTCGATCGGCTCGGCGAACAACTACACTGCGAAGTCAGTTCCGGTGTACGAAGGCAAGATCATCAACGAGACGTTCGTTGCGAACACCAGCAGCCGCTACGTTCTGCAGTCATCCAACGTTGACGTGAATTCTATCGAAGTTCTGGTGCAGGCTTCTGCCTCCAATACCTCTACCGAGACCTGGAAGCGCGAGACGACTCTGTTCGGTCTGTCGAACAACATCAATGCATTCTTCGTGCAAGGTTACGAGGACTACAACTACGAGCTGTCCTTCGGTAACGGCGTTGTTGGTAAGAAGCTGACCGATGGCAACGTCATCAAGGTCACCTACCGCGCGACCCTTGGCGATGAAGCCAATGGCATCAAGTCCTTCACCGCTCCACAGGCGATCGAAGGCTTCAGCGCTGTCACCGTCAACTTGAATTCCAACACCAGTTACGCAACCGGTGGCTCGGAACACGAGTCCAACGACGACATCAAGTTCAACGCTCCACGTTACTTCCAGACCCAGGAACGTGCCGTCACCGAGTCCGACTATGTGACTCTGCTGAAGGCTCAGTTCCCACAGCTGGGCGCGCTGACCGCGTTCGGTGGCGAGTCGGTCGAGCCGAAGAAGTATGGTAAGACGATCATCTCTGCGAAGCCTCGCGGTTCCGACATCCTTCCGAACTCGCTGAAGGATCAGATGGTCAAGTTCCTGAAGAACAAGACCACCCTTTCGATCGATCCGATCATCGTCGATCCGGACTTCTACAACGTCACCATCACGACCGAAGTCTCTTACGACCTCAACGCTACGACGAAGACTCCTACCGAGCTCTCGTCTATCACGTCACAGGCAATCTTGGCGTACAACGAGCAGAACCTTGACGACTTCGGTTCCGACCTGCGCTTCTCGCGTCTGGTTGCAGCAATCGACGATGCTGACGTTTCTATCGTCTCGAACGACACCACTGTTCTGATGACCAAGAAGCTGTACCCTATCCTTGGCACCGTTCAGTCGTTCAGCTTCAACTACGGCAACCAGATTCAGCAGGACAAGGAAACCGGTGCGACCGTCTACTCGTCTCCGTTCGAGTGGAAGACTGGCACCACGACCTACAATGTCTACATCGAAGACGATGGTGCTGGCAAGTTGCGCATCGTCACCGTCGACTTGAATGACAACAAGGTCGTTCTACTTGACTCGGCTGGCACCGTTGACTACACGAGTGGCGCGACCACTATCTCCAACCTGGCTGTCCAAACGTATTTTGGATCGTCTCTAAATATGTACGCCCAACTTGTGAAGTCGGACGTTGAGACGAACAACAGTCAGATCCTGACCATTGACGCCTCCGACTTGCAGATCACCGTTACCGGAATCCGCATCTAATGTCTCTGGACAAGTACATCTCCCCGTACATTGCCTCGCAGTTCCCTCGACTCTACCGAGAAGAGGGACCGCAGTTCATCGCCTTTGTAAAGGCTTACTACGAGTGGATGGAACAAGAAGGTGGCGTTCTTTACGAAGCCAACCGTCTCCCCGAGTATCGCGACATCGACACGACGACCGACGAGTTCTTGAGTCATTTCAAGAACAAGTACATGGTCGGATTGCCGGAGGACGTGCTCGGTGATAAGCGCAGACTCCAGAAACACATCAAGGAGATCTACTCCTCGAAGGGTACTGCGCAAGGTCTGGAACTGCTGTTCCGTCTTCTGTACAATGAATCGTCCGAGATCTACCTGCCGGGCGACGACATCCTGCGTCCTTCTGACGGCAACTGGATTCAGCCCGTCTATCTGGAAGTGTCGGTCAACCCGTACAACGTCTTGCTGATTGGCGAAAAGATCACCGGTCGTGAGTCCGGTGCGACTGCGATCGTCGAAGACTTCCAGACTCGTTACATCAACAAGCGCCAGATCAACGTCCTGTTCCTCTCGAACCTGCGTGGCAACTTCGAGACCAACGAAATCATCCTGTCCAACGTTATCTCCGACCCGCTGGCATCGCCGTCGGTAATTGGATCGATGACCGACATCCTCATCAATGAGTCCGGCTTCGGATTCAAGGTTGGCGATGTTCTGGAAGTTGGTGGCGGTGCTGGTCTGCTTGGTAAGGCAGTCGTCTCATCTGTCAGCCCACGTAACGGCGCTGTGTCGTTCACCATTGAACACGGCGGCTCAGGCTACGCAAACAACAACATCTGGGCACCAAACGACATCCGCGTTGAAGCAATCGATCCGGACAATCCGGGCATCGGCGCTGACTTCGAGATTGGCGAGATCGTTGACACAGAAGTCATTGTCACCGCTGTCGATCACATTGCTCCGTACGCAAACACCCAGCTTAACTCTCCTGACTACCAGTTCCCAACTGCGGTCGGTGTAGAGAACATCAACACGCCTCTGAACCAGGCGCTGAACGTCCAGAACATCACGATCGGCACGATCAAGTCGCTGCGCGCTATCAACCCAGGCGCTGGCTACAACGGTCCCGTGCGCGTGACTGTCGACAGCCCGGTCATTTCCGGTCTGATGATCCGCGACGAAAAGAACGGCGACTACAAGGGCAACAACGCAATCGTTGACGGCAAGGCGTCCGCTGGTAACGGCGCGATCAACACCGTCAAGATCATGAACTCCGGCATCGGCTACGCTAACGGCGACATCGTCACTCTGACGAACCCAGACGTTCCGTTCATCGCTGGCGGTGCAGTCATTCTGCAGAAGCAAGGTACTGGCGAAGGCTATTGGAAGGACACTCGTTCGTTCTTGAACAGCGACAAGTACATCCAGGACAGCTTCTACTATCAGGAATACAGCTACGAGACCCGTCTGTCGGTTGCGTTCAGCTACTACTCCGATCTGCTCAAGAAGCTGTGGCATCCGGCTGGTACACAGGGCTTCGGCAAGGTTGTTGTCTCGACGCTGGTGGACTCCGAGTCCGAAGCAGTCGAAGTCGACATCGTTGCAACGCGCATCAGTGAGTACATGACCCAGTTCGGCACGTTCATCGTGACGACTCGTCAGACCTCGACTGCATTCGGTACTCAATACGCGACGTCCTACCTGACTCAGCGCCCTACCCTAACCTCGCGTCAGACGTTCGCAGACTACTTGGTCAACCAGCCAAACCTGGTGATCAACGGCACGTTCGCGTTCGACGTAGGAAGCTGGGTTGTGCGCGGCGGCACCGTTACCTGGAATGCCGGCAAGGCTCGTATTGCCCGTTCTGCTGGCGGTGGTTCTATTCGTCAGGTAATTCCTGTTGCGAACGGAACCGCTTACCAGTTGGAATTCGGATACAGCGGCGCCAACGGCACTGGTACTTCGGTTTATGCTACGTTGTCCGACACGACCACTGGCGCGAACGTTCTTACCTCTGGCACGTACACGGGCGCAGCGAACACTGGCGTTCTGCGATTCACGGCTAACGCCGACACGATCAACGTCATCCTCGTTACCAACGGCGTTGATGGTCAGATTGCAGAATTCGACGACATTGTTCTGCGCGCCGTTCCGACGCTGTCTCGCCAGACCGAATTCGTCACCACCTTCTCTCGCGACACTGCGATTGATGGCGGCACGCGTTCGACTGTGTTCAACACGACCACTGCGTTTGTCACGAACTACAACACCAGCTACACGACGACGTTCGACTCGTTCGCGTCGAAGATCACTGCATTCGCAACTCAGCTGTACACCGCTTCGACCTACTCGGCAAACCGTGTAACTGATCGCGGCACTGCGACGACTTACAACACGCTGTTCAACACCAACCGTCTGACCAGCACCGTTACTTCGACTGCGTACAACACGGCGTATGCAACCAATCGCGCGACTCTCACAGAGTTCACGACGACGTTCAACACCACCTACGCGACGAACCGTGCAACGACCACTACGTTCAACACGACCTACGACACGCTGTTCAACACGTCGTATGGTACGACCACGACTTATCTGACCACGGTCGGTGCAGTCGTGTCGACGAACCGTGCAACGACCACGACGTTTGACACCAGCAAGGCTACCGACACCACGATCCAGACCTCTCGCGCTACCGGCACGAGCGTCGGCACGAACCGCGCGACTTGGACGGTGTATCAGTCTGCCGTTCAGACTGCTCGTGTCACCGACACCGGTCGTACGACGGTCTTCGGCACAACGTTCAACACTCAGTGGCAGTCCACAGGTGTGGTCGGATTCAACACCACGTACATCACGTACTACTATGTTGAATACATGACGTACACCAACAACGGGCAGTTCGGTCAGATGACCGGTTACACTGCACAGCAGCAGACGACGCGCGGAACTTCGCGTAACTCGACCGCAACGCTGAACCGTCAGACTGCTCGTGACACGTCTCGTGCAACGTACTACGGCACCACGACCACGTTCGGAACGCTGTATGACGCGGGTCGTGCCACCAATACGGCATTCGTCAGCTTCTACAACACGACTACCACGTTTGCGACTTCGTACGCTACGACCACCATCTACGCTACGAACCGTGCAACGACCACCAACTACAACACTGACGGCACCAGCAGCGCTTCGACTTCGCGCGCGACCGACACCACGATCGCAACGAACCGTTCGACCACTGCTTCTACCAGCAAGGTCACGACCACCGTCTTCGAGAAGACGATTGCAACCAACCGTCTGACGACGATGTCGACTGCTACTATCTTCGACACGACGCGCGCGACCCTGGTCAACACGACGACGATTTACTTCACGAACTTCGACACCGCTCTACTGACCACTCGTGCGACGACCACGTCTTACACGACTCTGTTCATGACGAGCGCTCTGCGACTGACGGACGTGATCACGAATCGTTCGACTTTGTCCAGCGTGGCAACTCCGGTCGGTCGTATCACCTCGCGTGCAACCAGCGCAACCACGAACCGTGCGACAGCGACTTCGCGCGTCACGACTCTGGCTACTGTGGTCGCGACGTCCGTGCAGCGTGACACCAACCGTCCGACGGTGTTTGTGGCGTACCCAACGTCCTTCCTGACCAACTATAACACGCTGACTCAGGTTGCAACTGATTACCAGACTGTGAAGCAGACCACCAAAAACACCGGCACGGTCTACGACACTGAGTACCCAACAGAGCGCCAGACTTCCGTCTTGACTCAGACCGACGTCGCGGATTAATGGCTAAATAGAGTCGTCTACACAGAGATTCCGCATGTCTACGATTCTTGCCAAGTTCAAGCAGAACACCATCGACGACTTCATCAGTTCGTTGGACTCCCCGGTCCGCGAACTGAAGATCGAAGCGCAGGGTGCTGGGTACGCCAACGGCGACAACCTCGTCTTCACGGGCGACGGTGACGCTGCTGCGGGCAAGGTCTGGACGGACGACGCCGGGCGCATCCTCTACACCTCCATCACCGATGGAGGTCGCTACGTCGTTCTGCCGTCAGTCTCAGTTCAGACGGCGAACGGCTTCGGAGCGGTCATTACTCCGAAGATCGACAACGATCACTTCTACATCTACGCTGGTCGCTCCAAGCCGTTCGATGCCGAGCCTGCTCGCGATCCGAACTATGAAAACGACTACGACTCGTTCTACTTCCAGTACGAGCAGATGATGTACGGTAAGAAGATCTCCAACACCGACGTGTCCTACGTGGCGCGCACGGCTGAGTGGACTTCTAACACCGTGTTCGTTGAATACGACGACAAGGATCGCCAGCTTCCGGACAAGGACTTCTATGTCCTGACGACCGACAGCCACGTCTTCAAGTGCATCTACAACAACAACGGTGGTCCTTCGACCATCGAGCCTGCCAACACCCAGCCTACCGGTCTGCCGGCTCAGCTGGCTGACGGCTACCGTTGGAAGTACATGTACACCATCACCGGTCAGGAAGCAACCAAGTTCAAGACTGCCGCGTTCATGCCTGTCAAGGAAAATGCGAACGTCACTTCCGGTGCGATCGACGGCGGCATTCTGAACATCAAGGTTGAGTCGGGTGGTACAAACTATCCCGCCCTATCCGGTCAGATCAACAACACCACTGGCAACAATGTCATCATTCTGCCAGACAGTGCTTCTACCGTTCCGAACTTCTACGCGAACTGCACCGTCACCGTCTTTGGCGTTGGCAACGCGGTCACGAACCGTCGTATCATCTCGTCTGGTCTGCAGGGCAACAACAAGATCATCACGGTTGCCAACAACTTCAACGCGAACCAGGTCTCGGGCGGTTATCAGTTCTCTATCGCCCCTACCCTTCAGTTGACTGGCGACGGTGAAGACTTCGAAGGCTTTCTGCGCATGAACGAGACTAACCGCTCGGTCGTTGCTGCAGAAATCATCGATCCAGGCGAAGGCTACCATCAGGCAACTGCGATTGCGATCTCTGGCACCGGCTTCGGTGCTGGTGCAATCCTGCGCCCGGTCATCTCCCCACGTGGTGGCCACGGTTCCGACGTCTACGGCGAGCTGTACTGCAAGCACATGGGTATCTCCGGCGAGTTCGCCAACACGCTCGGCTTCCCAGTTGACGTGACGATCCGCACGGTTGGTATCCTCAAGAACCCTACATATGCGAACGGTGCTTCTTACACCGTCAACCAGTTCGACCAATGTGTTCAGATGAGCACGTCGAACACGTCTTCGCGCATGTATCAGGAAGGCGAAACGATCATCGGCAACGCCTCTCAGGCGCGCGGACAGGTCGCTCACTGCAACTCCACCGTCACGATCATCACTGGCTACATCGGTTCGTTCATTCCGGGCGAAGTCGCAACTGGCCAGACGTCCAACGCGCAGTTCACGATTAACACCCTAAATACAAGCGCTGATGTGAAGATGTACTCGGGCGACGTTGTCTACCTCCAGAACATCTCGCCAACTCCGCGCAACCCTACTTCATCCGAACAGGTGAAGTTGATCATCAAATTGTAACGGGAAACTGAATGTCTTCTCTTGACACAAATCTGAACGTTCCGCCGTACTACGACGACTACAACGAGGACAAGCGATTCCACCGAATCCTGTTCCGTCCGTCGGTCGCCGTGCAGGCGCGTGAACTGACTCAGCTGCAGACGATTCTGCAGA